AAGAAGTCAAAGAACTATTGTTGTTTTAGTTAAATCTATTTACGCTTTAGTGCATCAGCAGTATTCAGCAATAATGAAATCTTCAATGTCTAATCCATTGGCACGGTCGGTATCGGTGGCTTCGTCTTCTAATAGAGTAGATATAGATATTTTGCAATTATTTTGTTTTTGTATTTCGATCGCTTTTAAACTCCATTTTTCAAAAGCTCCCAAATCGGGGTATAACATTACATCTCGCCCTTTCAGAACATGGCATTTTCAACAGATAATTCGTTTAGGTTTCCGGCAGCAAGCCAAACCAATTCCGGCATTATACAGCTGGCAATGATGGCGATTTTTTCGCTTTCAACAATTTCAACTTATTTATCCAGATGAATTTTTAGCAAATGCTCTCCGAAGAAACATTGTTGTAGATTAAAGTATTCTGGCAGAGTTTTGGTTTTTTTTAATTTGTTGTGTAGTCAATCAATTACAATAGTTCATTGGATAAGATGACTCATCATTTTATCTATTCATTTGCCGCTTGATAATAATACAGGTAGTTCATCTATTTTGCGGTTATATCCTCAACTATTCAACTGTTTTTTCTAACCAGTCCTATTTATGACAATTTATATTTATGTAAAAGCCAATCGAAGCCAATCATAACCGAATGCTGTCATTGCTATTCCAATGTGTATATATCTATAAATGAGGGTGTATATTTACAGAAAATTAGAGAATTATACACGTAAAAAGTAATTTGAAATGGAAATAGTAAATATCGAAGCCCGTACATTCGAGGCTATGATGAATCGATTTGATGCATTGGCAAGAAAAATGGATTCTCTTTATAACGAGCAAGACAAAGGATTAAAAAAATGGTTGGATAATCAGGATGTGTGCATAATTTTAAACATATCAAAAAGAACTCTTCAAACATACCGGGACAATGGCACGTTGCCTTACAGTCAAGTTAATCACAAAATGTATTACAAACCGGATGATATAGAACGAGTGATGAGTAAATTATTGACAAAATAAAAGCTTTCCTCTAAAATTAATAAAATATGAACAACGAAATATTGACGAGAGACAGCCAGTGGATTAAGGGTTTTTTCAAGTCATCGAAACAGATGCTTGATGACATCGACCTATTGGTAAAGAACAGCAAGCCACACTTGAATGGAGAACGGTTTTTGACCGACAAAGAAGTTTCTGAAAAACTGAAAATCAGCCGTAGGACATTGCAAGACTACAGAACTCAGGGTAGGATTGCTTATATTCAACTGGGTGGGAAAATACTTTATAAGGAATCTGACATCGAGAAGATGTTAGAAAGTGGATATCAAGAATCAATTGAGTAACTGTCAACAGTTGGTTGGTAATTACAATCGAGTAGGTAGGGGGAGCAATCCCCCTACCTACTCGATTGTAAACTGGTTTTTATTCACAAGGGTCTTTCCCTTTTTCTTGTTGTTATTTTTCTTGTTGTTGTTATTTTTCTTGTTGTTGTTATTTTTCTTGTTGTTGTTATTCTTCTTTATTCCGTTTAAAATTCTGATTAAGCTTGATGCCTACGGGCATGGTCCTATCCTCAAAGACAGTATATTTGTTAGTAATTCGTTCTGAAAGCAACTTCATATCTTCGTTAACCTTTTTGTTGGTGATCTTGGCATAGATTTGTGTGGTGGCTATTGATCTATGTCCCATCATTCGACTAACGGTCTCAATTGGGACACCTTGTGAAAGGGTGATATGCGTTCCGAAATTATGTCTTGCCATGTGAAAGGTTATATGCTCTATACCGCACAATACAGCTATTTTCTCTAAGTTTCTACAGATAGAAGCAAGTGATATCAAGTTAAACACCTTATCGCTCTTACGATCGTTTCGGTATTTATCGATAATTTGTTTGGGTATATCAAGCAGGCGGATATTACATTCACTTTTCGTCTTCTGCCGTTTGATACAAATCCACAAGCTACCATCCAACTGCGTTGTAATATTTTCTTGAGAAAGGTTACGTATATCCGAATATGCCAATCCTGTGAAACAGCAGAAAATGAACATATCCCGTGTATGGCAAACCTTCTTGGACTCTATATGAACCTGCATGATTTTATCTATTTCTTCCGATTTCAGATGTCTGCACAGTTTTTCGGGTTGTTCTGATACATAGCTTACAAACGGGTCCCCTTTGAGTATTCCTTGATGAACTGCCCTGCGGATCATCTTTTTTAATACTATCAGATGCCCCAATATCGTGTTTTGTGTCATCCGCCTGTCAACACGTAAATAGAAGTCGTAGGCATCAATAAAATTCAGATTGAGTTTGTCAAGGGCAATATCTTCCATACCGTATTTTTGTTGTATGAAATTAAAAAGGTGGCGGTATGAACGTAAGTAAGATGAGTAAGTATCTTCCACTCTATTTACACCAACTCTTAGCTTGAACTCTTGGTTGTGTTCATTAAAGAGCTTTAGCAACATTTCTTGCTTTCGTCCGATACCGTTCAACGCATTTTTAACTAGCTCAGCAGTTACATAGCCTTGCTTATCTACCATCTCGGTGTAAAACTTATTTATCTCTTGGGTAAAGTGATCGATGGCTCGGTTTACCAAAATGGATCGGCTGCTTTTGCCTATGGCTCTGCCAGTCTTTGTATCCCAAAGAGTAGAGTCTACATCTGTTTTAGTACTGAATTGGGCTACTTTTGTATCTATGGTTATCCTACCCATAACGGGACATAAACCACTCTGCTTAATCTTGTCCCGATTCACGTAAAACAAAACAGTAAAAGTGCTACGCCTTTTTTTGTTTGGGTTGTCATTATTCTTGTTGTTATTTGTGTTGTTATCATTGTCGACATTCATTTTGATATTCTTGTTGACATGGTTATTATCATTATTGATTTTAATATTGTTGTCATTATTGTTGTCATGGCTTTTATCATTATTAATTTTGATATTGTTGTTATTGTTATTGTTGTTGTTGCTGTCATTATTTTCACTATCCTGTTTCATGGCTTTATCAATTTTAGAGTTTTTATTTGAAATTCTCATTTTACGTGTTATTTCATTTTGCTAATTGATACTTGTTTTCCATTCGTATTTCGAGGGCTTTCATATCCTCGTTGATTTTGTCATTTGTGATCTTGGCATAAATCTGTGTTGAGCGTAAATCCCGATGTCCCAACATACGACTAACGCTCTCTATAGGTACGCCTTGAGAGAGTGTAATCTCAGTGGCATAGGTATGCCGTCCCATATGGAAAATCAATCGTTTATCTATTCCGCAAAGGTTGGCTATCTTTTTTAAGTTGATATTCAAGCGTCCACAGCTCAACATTAATAGCAACTTCCCATCTTTGGTGAGTCCTTTATACTTCTCAATAATTTGCAAGGGGAGTTCCAGTAAGGGAATATGACAAGGTGTTCCCGTCTTCTGACGGCTTGTAGTTATCCATAAAACACCATCATCGGCTCTAACAAGGTTCTTTTGGGTCAGGTTACACATATCCCGAAAGGCTAAGCCTGTAAAGCAGGAGAACAGAAACATATCCCGGGTAAGGTATCGGTTCGGATGATCCAGCGGAGTGGTCATTATTTTATCCAACTCGGCACGGGTAAGGTATTTTTGTTCAGCTTTGGGTCGTTCGGGAGTATAACCATCGAATGGGTCACGGGTAATAATACCTTCATGGATGGCAAGTTTTATCATCCTGCGCATTGTGCGGGTAATACCCAAAATGGTGTTGGGTTTACGATGTAATTCAACACGCAGGTAGAAGTCGTAGGATGTAATGAATGAAAAGTCTAGTGAGTTAAATGGGATGTCAGACAGGTTGTACTTCTTGTGGAGGAATTTAATCAGATGTTTGAGTGAAATATCATATTGTTGGTAGGTGCTCACCTCCCGGTTAATACCGACACGTTTCTTAAACTCCTGGTTGTAGCGCACAAAATACCTGACCAATGTTTCCTGCTCGGTGGCGATGCCCTGAAAGGCATTTTTCACTTGCTCTGCTGTGACCTGCCCTTTATTCTCCAGGATTTCCTTGTGGTGGGCATTGATAGACACGTTGATTTTGTCTAAGTTTCGGTTTAGCTCTGTGGCTGGTCTACTTTTGCCGTTTGCTCGTCCCGAAGGAGTATCCCAAAGGGATACGGATACATTCATCTTGGCACTAAACTGTACCATCGTTTTACCCACTGTGATTCGTCCCATTACCGGACACATTCCATCTTCTTTTGCTTCGTTCTTTTTGAGGTAGAACAGAACCTTTAATGCATGTTTCATAACTCTTTTTTTAGTGATTTAAAATTACTAATTGTAGAGTTATTTGACGGCGTGCAAAATGCAGTATTTCAGCGAATAACAATCAACTTTTGATAGTATTTTCTACTTTTATTCCCAAAGCTCGAAAATTTCCGATTCTTTTTGGTAAAAGTAGTTGTCTTATCAGCAGTTAAGCTGTTCCACTTTTTCATTATCCGAACCAAAAAGGGTAATGGATAAGTAACGGAACTCTCGCTTAACTTCGCTTTAATCTGCTTTTTAAGCAAGTTGCAATGTCAAGCGTTTTTGTGCGTATTACTCCATTCTGTCAGCAGGTTACATCGTTTATCCCGTTATTGCTTTTGAGATATATAGTTTTGCCACCACGATTACATTGGCTAAAGGCGTTCCAATAGAGACAGTTAGCAAAATGCTCGGTCATACCAATATTCGCACTACACAAATTTATGCACGTATTACCGACAGTAAAATCAGTAACGATATGCAGGCATTAGCAGGAAAATTACAAGGGATAGAGAAAATGTTTAGAATATAGAATAACAAATCATATTGTGTTAATGCTATTTGAGCTCGTAACTTTAGAAACAGGAAAAATACTTATAGTATTTTTCCTGTCTCTATTTTTTTTGA